CAAAACAATGGGTTTGGTGTGGGACCCAAAACTTGAACTTTAACAAAATTTGGCTTGAGAACCCCTTCGTCCATTTTTTTAAAATACTTATCAATCTTGGATGCGCCAAAATTTGATATTTCCCTTGTTTTTTCGCAATAATCTTCATCACTGCACACTTTTTTGCGTACCTTGCCTATTTGCATGGGAGTAACTCCGTATTTTTCTGCTAATTCTTTTGCTTTCATTAATATCCTCCTGTTGATCGAACCTGCTCAAAGTCAGCGTCCGTGTAATGTATTGGTCCATCTCCAGCATTTGCCATTCGCAAATACCTAATTAAATCAAAAAAGTCCTTGAGTGCTTCGTCGGACTTTCCTTGAGCATTGTAGTGTATAAGGCTATCTATTAAATTTTCGCAGGATTCGTGTATAAAGCAAAGAGGTTTATTGGCATCATCCAGCTCGTAGTTTGGATTATAAGAAAACCAATCGTCGAGTGCTTGAATGCCCACGATTTCTTTTCTGCCATCCGAGGGGACAAAATCATAACCGAACTCAGAAAAAGAAGCAAATAGGTCTAAGTTGTTTTCATTTTCTCTAGCAAAGTATCTGGAATCCCCTATGCGCTCAAATACTTCAATGCCCAGCTCTTCTTCGATTTCATCAAATAAAGCGCAGTATCCCTGTATGTCGTATCCTATTTTCTTGGAAGCTGGACCGTATTTCCACTTTTCTCCAAATAAAGCCCATTCTCCGTACTGCGATCTTTCTGGGAACTCCTTTGAAATAAATACTTCACCCTTTTTGTTAACTGAAGCCCAAATAGCACAGAAGTTTCTGGCTCCCGCTGGATCAACTACTTGATAGTGCGTAAAGTCATCTCCAGTAATATCTGGGAAAATCCATCCTTCAGAGTTTTCTTCTTCTCCTAGAACTTGAACTTCTGTAGAAAACAGGGGCAGAAGTGAGGTAATGCTTTTGACTGGGATTCCATATGCGCGTACCATGATCTCTTCGTCTGGGCGATCTATTAAATCCTTTTTAATACGCTCGTATCCCCCAAAGGGGTTTTCATCCGAGTGCAGATAAACAACAGCGGCATCTCTGGAGGGCGCATACTGAACTACTGGAACCTCTTCATTCCTTAGGAGTTCTGCGGGCTTTGTAGCCAGCGTCCTTGCATTCTTCTGATATTCTGCCACGAAGGGTGTAAATCCGTCAATTGGCGTAAACCCCAATAGCATTTTTGAATTTCTAGTAGCCAGTCGAAATCGCAGGGTATTTACTAGTGTTGCGTCCCCCAAATATTCGTCAAGCCAGCTACCTATATTTAGCTCTGGGCTTCCCTTGAATCCAAATTCAAATCCCTCTAGGATAGTTTGATTGTTAGAAAACTGAGTATATGTTTTGAAGTCCACTCGGGTTCTAGTGTCTGGAAAAATAAAAGAACTGCCAGTAAACCCATTTTGCATACTGAAGTTGATGTAGCCCTCTATGCTTTTGGTTTTTTTCTTAAACTCCTTGGGCATCATTTCCCATACTGAGGCTTGCTGAACCTTGACAGATGTATCTGCGTTCTGGCTAAAACAAACAATATGCCCGTCTGGGTTACTAGTAACAGCCTCCATTACTAACTTTGCACACCCCGTAGTTTTCCCTGATCTGTTGCCTCCTAGAGCCAGAACTTCATTATATTTCTCTAAACCCTTTCTAATTCTGCCCCAGCCCTCCAAGTCAAATCCATGACGCAGGGGATCCTCCTGTGATGCCCGTATAACGCCCTCACGCACCCTATGAAGCTCTTGAAGGGCTTCTGGGTCACTCTCCCCTAAGATAACGATTTCTTCGTCTGTGGGGGCTTCTATGAGCGGATGCGGAGTAAAGGTTAGTTCCATTATTTTTCTCCCAGCCAAAACCCTTTATCTTGCAACCAATCAATAATTAAATGAATTCTAAATTCGTCTGTGGGATTAACTACGGAATGTTTTTTGGCATTGTTTAATTCGTATACTTTTCCTACCTCCAAGTGAACTGGTTCCAAGTATTCACCAACCAAGAATTTAACATTATTGCTAGTAACCAAAGGAATGTGTGTCCTTCTTACCTTCATTAAAGAAAGACCCCCGTCGCAGTGCGGAGGTATGCTTGAACGCGGATTTAACCTAGTAATAAGAACCCTTTGAAACTCTCCACTTCCAAATTCTTTTTCATATAAGGGCTTCAAGTCTTTTAACACTTGCTCAAAACCCAAAGAATTGTAATTTTTTTCGTGTTTTTTCCCTTGTCTATCTTCTTTTAAGCATTCTTTATCCCAGAAAATATTTAAAGCCTGAGTATTGCTGTGAACTTTAAATTTTTTTGCTCTCCACGACTCTTCCAACCAGCGGTTGGAGTCCATGTTGTTTAATTTTTCTATTAAATCCTTGGGTTCATACCCTCCTATTTCTCTAATTTTAAAAGGCAGACTTTCCTTCGCGTTATAAATTTCTCTAGGGTTGCTCATAATTTATTCTTAAGAAATCCTCTTCGTATAAGGACTTAATTATTTCCCTTGTTTTGTCCGTATGGAGATATTCATACCCATTTTTACCGTTTTCTCCATCGTTCCAGTGGGGTATTTCTAAATCTTCGGGCAATCCCATATCTGCATACACTTGAGAGTTATCTTCTCCTAGTTTAATGTACTTTACATTATATTTATCTGGGTTAGCCCAAAGAGTCTGGGGTATATAAAAACGAAGACCTCCATTTCTTTGTTTTCTTGTAGTATTTGGGACATCCTTGGGTCCATAAAATTCAAAGATTTTTTTCCCTTTCCTTGTTAGTATATGTCTGTTTTCATTTAAGTATTCTACAAAATATTCAAAATCCACATTAACTGGTTCACGATCTCTATTTACCATCTTTTTTTGATGAAAGAAAGCAGAGGGGACTCTATCCATTGGATTCCTAGCTGTTTGGTATATTGTCCAATCTTGTATGTCTTGTATGTTATAGAATCCAATAGCTTCTTCAATATACATATGAATTATGTTTGGACCGCGCCTTGTGTAAGGCTCAAAACCACAGAAGGGGTTCACAAAAACGCTTTCAAAGGAAACAGTTCCAGTTTTGGGCGGTAATATTACAAGTTTTTTGTCTTTTCTATTTATCATTTGTTTTTTCCTCTATTACTTGGGCTTCAATAGATCCCTCTTTTATTTTTTCTATGCGCTTTCTAGCGGCTAATAATGTTTCATTAAAGTCATCCACTGTATATGTGTTATTTACATCTACGACTTGGGATGCTTCGCCTCTAGCTGTCATAGCCTGCCTTTGGGAGTTTGCTTTGGCTATAGATATTTCCTTTAAATCCCTGAACTCTGGTTCGTAGCCTCCCTCTAGCTTCACCCGAAGGGCATCAATCATATCTTCTTCTAGGGACTCTAGGTTGATGTAGCTCCTAGCCGCTAGCTGTCCTCCTAGCTCCCTGAAGGAGTTTGTGTAATCCGCGTAGTCCGCTAGAACCTGCACGACCGTGTTTCTAGACATTGAGTGCCTGCGAATCATATTTGTCTGTGAACAGCCCAGAGCGTGAAGATAGAGTATCTTAGCAACCTTTTGTGGATTGTGCCTAGATAGGCTTTTAATCCTATTAGCTTCCTTGGTGCTCTGGATTTCCACAATAGCATTTGATATGCTTTGCATTAACTCATCTTTTTCTTCAACAGCACTCATGTTTTTAAACCCATTTGCAATTTTGTAATTGGCTTTACCGTAAACCCATTTGCAATTTTGCAATAACCAATTGCAGTTTTGCAACACCTATACCATTATACATACATTATAATAATAATAATAAGGGTAACGATGATCATAAAAGCCGCGAACTTTAATTCGTAATCGTTTAGCATAGAGCCTTAGTGCACTGAGATCCGTGGATTGTCAAGACTCAATGAGGTATCAATTTTTTTGAGGGGTGTCTTATATATATGTAAAAAAAATAAAGACAACAAACAGCAACCCCCTCCCCCCGTCTTTGCTGTGCCAAAACCAAGGCTCCCGCTTCCGTAAGTCGTTGATATTGAGGGACTACTATGGACATGAACATGGCGCAATCGTCGATGAGAGATCCCATGAGTGATATATTATGACTGCACTAGGGAGATG